AATGAAACTGATTAGCGAATACGTAGAAAACGATGTCCAGTGCATCGTTGAAGCCAAAGAGAATGGTGAGAAGAGCTTCGTTATCGAAGGTGTATTTGCGCAAGCAGACAAAAAGAATCGCAACGGACGTATTTACCCAAAGGCCATTATGGAGAATGCGGTAAATAAATACGTTGAAGACCAAGTTAGCAAGAAACGTGCTGTAGGGGAACTCAATCACCCTGAAGGACCAACCGTTAACTTGGATAAAGTTTCGCATCTCATCACAGACCTCAAACTTGAGGGAAATGATGTGGTCGGAAAGGCACAAATATTAGATACCCCTATGGGAAAGATCGTAAAAGGTCTCTTAGAGGGTGGTGTTCAATTAGGCGTGTCAACTCGTGGTATGGGAAGTCTTGAGAGCAAAGGCGGTGTTATGTACGTCAAAGAAGACTTTATTCTTAATACTGTAGATATTGTACAGGACCCTAGTGCACCTGAAGCTTTCGTTAATGGGATTATGGAAGGTGTCGACTGGGTATGGAATAATGGTATACTTCAACCTCAAGTCATTGAAGAGATAGAGACTGAAATCAAGCAAGCACCTATTGCGCATCGTCCAGAAGTGCAAATTCGTGAGTTCAAGAATTTCCTCTCGTTAATCAAATCTAAAACATAAAGGAGTCACTATGACTGATTTAAATCAAGTAGAAAGTGAAATCCGCGATACTGAGATTGAGTCTAACGAAATCGTGGAGGAAACTCTCGAAGAAGCACAAGCTCCTGTAGCAAAGGCAAAGCCAGATGCGAACGCGACTGACGAAGCTGATTCAATCGCATCGGTTGATAAAGTAGCGGACGCAACTTCAAAAGCAACCCCACCTAAGCCAAAAACTAAAGCAGGTATGTTGAATGCAATGTATATGACCGCTTCTAAAATGAAGAAGAGCGATCTAATGGCAGCATACGACAAAGTCTGTGAAGGTGTTGACGCAGAAGACTTAGTTGCAGAACAAGTTGAGACTCAGTCTGAACTAGCTGCAATCGTTGAAGGTGAAGCAACTCTATCAGAAGAGTTCAAAGAAAAGACTTCGGTAATTTTTGAAGCAGCAGTAAAGTCAAAGCTGTCCGAAGAAGTTACACGTCTTGAAGAGCAATATACTGAAGAACTTGCTGAAGAAGTCGAAACGATTAAAACTGACCTAGTCGGTAAAGTCGATTCTTACCTAAACTATGTTGTTGAATCTTGGATGGAAGAGAACAAGTTAGCGATCCAATCCGGTCTACGTACCGAAATCGCTGAAGGGTTCATGAACGGAATGCGTGACCTATTCGTAGAGTCTTACGTTGAAGTTCCAGAAACCAAGGTAGACCTAGTTGACGATCTAGCATCACAAGTAGAAGAATTAGAAGAGCGTTTGAACGCTACTACTGGTGACGCAATTTCACTTGCTGGAGAACTAGAAACTTACAAGCGTGAGTCAATCATCGCTGAAGCAACTCGTGACCTAGCAGACACTCAAGCGGAGAAGTTAAAAGACCTTCTAGAAAGCGTAGACTTTGATAGTGAAGATACATTCACAACTAAAGTAAACACTGTCAAAGAGTCATACTTCTCAAAAGAAATCCCAGAGCAAATCGAAGAATCAGTTTCAGAAGAAGCTGAAGAAGAAGTTGAAGTATCTTCTATGATGGAAGATTACATTTCTGCTCTGCGAAAAACCTCTAAGAAATAAGGAATTAGACAAATGAACAATTCATACGATCAATTGATCGAGAAGTGGTCACCAGTACTAAATGAAGAATCTGCTGGTAAGATCCAAGATCATCACCGCAAAGCGGTAACTGCTGCAATCCTAGAAAACCAAGAAAAAGCAATGATGGAAGAACGTGCTGCATCTGCTGGTTTCCTAGCTGAAGCACCAACTAACGCGACTGGCGGAAACATTGGTAACTGGGATCCAGTAATGATTTCCCTAGTACGTCGTGCAATGCCAAACCTAATGGCATATGACATTTGTGGCGTTCAGCCAATGTCAGGTCCAACTGGTTTGATCTTCGCAATGAAGTCACACTATGTACAGAACGGTTCTATGGGCGACGAAGCTCTAGGCCTAAACGAGCCAAACTCAGCATTCTCTGGTCAAGGCGCACAGGCTGGTCAATCATCTGGTTTCACAGAAAATTCAGCTGATCCAGCAGAGCGTTACAACGATCTAGGCGTCGACCCTGTCGGTCGTCCAATCGCTACTTCAGCAGCAGAATCGCTAGGTGAGTCAGGATCACCTTTCGCAGAAATGGGTTTCTCAATCGAGAAGCAATCTGTTGTTGCTAAGTCACGTGCATTGAAGGCAGAGTACTCTCTAGAACTTGCACAAGACTTGAAAGCAATCCACGGTCTTGACGCAGAAACAGAACTAGCGAACATTCTTTCAACTGAGATCCTAGCGGAAATCAACCGTGAAGTAATTCGCACAGTCAACAGTCAAGCGGTTCTAGGTGCACAACAAGCATCTATCTCTACTCCTGGCGTATTCGATCTAACTGCTGATGCAGACGGTCGTTGGTCAGCAGAGAAGTTCAAAGGTCTGGTAATTCATCTAGATCGTGAAGCAAACGCAATTGCAAAAGCTACACGTCGTGGTAAGGGTAACATCGTTATCTGTTCTTCAGACGTTGCTACTGCACTAGCTGCTTCTGGTCAACTAGACTACACAGTAGGCGCTGGTCTGTCTGTAGACGATACTGGTAACACATTTGCTGGTACTCTAAACGGTAAGATCAAAGTTTACATCGATCCATACGCAGAAATGGATTACATCACTTTGGGTTATAAGGGTACTAACGCTTATGACGCAGGTATGTTCTACTGCCCATACGTACCACTACAAATGGTCAAGGCAGTTGCGGAAGATACGTTCCAGCCTAAGATTGGTTTCAAGACTCGTTACGGTATGGCTGCAAATCCATTCGTTACATCTGGTCAACCATCTGACATCACGTCAAGTGCCGGTTCTAACACGTACTATCGCATCATGCGAGTTGACAACCTAATGGTTACAAACTCATAAAAAATAGAACTAGTTAACTAGTCATTTTAGGGACTCTTCGGAGTCCCTTTTTTTATGTGTATAAATAAATTGATACAGAGGGCATATTATGGCACTAACAGATAACAAAAACTTTTTACAACCTACTGGATTCCGTGTGGTTATTGAACGTGAGAACTACGGCAACTTAGAGTTCTTTGCACAGTCGGTACAACATCCAGGCTCTACAGTGGGTGCTGCTGTTATGGCAAATCCAAGACTTTCAGCTGGATTACCTGTTCCTGGCGACTCCATTGATTATGGTGAATTAACGTTAACGCTAATACTAGACGAAGACTTAACCGCATACAAAGAAATTCAGAAGTGGTTGGAAGGTTCCGTATATGGAGACGGAGATCCATACCACGATATTCGAATCGTTGTATTAACTAGCCATAATAACTTCTGTGCGCAAATACTATATAAAAATTGTATCCCTACAACATTGGGGTCCATTGAATTAGCATCAACGGGCGGTGATCTAACCTATGTTAACTTTGATGCGGGATTCCGGTTTAGTGAATTTGTATTGTCATGAGTCTTAAAAAATATTTTATCAAGAATCCAGATGTCTTGAGTATTCTTGAAGACTTCCGCTATACCTATCGAGAACTCTATCAGCCGGAGAATACTAATACTTGTATGTTTCCGGAGATGAAGGGTAAAGAAGATCACTACACTAGCGAAGATGAGATGTGGAGAGTCATTGACATGGGAGAAAAGCATGATGGTGCCGCCTCCACGTCAGTATGTTATCCTATCAAACCCGACCACTACAAGGGTACACACCCAGAAGAGTACGCAAAGACTTGGCATAATTTAAATGCGTCTTTGACCGAAGAACTGGGAGTGCAACACAGTGCCCTTTCCACGTTATATCCACCCCAAGGATTTATCGGTTGGCATAATAATGCAAACGCCTCCGCATATAACCTCATCTTTACTTGGTCAGAAAGAGGAGATGGGTGGTTTAGATATGTTGATCCAAAGACCCAAGAGGTCATTACTGTTCAAGATGAACAGGGATGGAATCTCAAGGCTGGACACTTTGGTGCATATGGTTCTGGAGATGTGGTTTATCATGCCGCAAGAACCAACTGTTATAGAATGACCTTGAGTTATGTGTTAGGTCATGACGAAGATTATTGGCAAGATTGTATTGACTTTATAACGACTTAGTGTTATACTATATACCTTACGTGATTAAGGTTTATATATGATTGATTTAGAAAGTGTCCTATCTGAATGGGATGAGGACAGTAATATACCGCAACACCAGCTAGATGAAGTGTCGCGGCAGACACCCAAGTTACACGCGAAGTACTTACAATATCTTGCTCTTGCTAAATTGCAACTGAAACGTTCTGAGAACAATCAGAAAACATTATTGAAAGATAAGTGGTTGTACTATAATGGGAAGATGGACGAACTTACTCTTCGTGAGAAGGGTTGGGACTTAGACCCATTTGGTGGACTACGAATATTGAAAGGTGAGATGGATTACTATTACGATAGCGATCCAGAAATTCAGAAGTCTGAAGAAAAGGTTTTATACCATAAGACTCTGATAGATACCTTGGTGCAAATTGTTGACACTTTAAAGTGGAGACACCAGACCATCAAGAACATGATTGATTGGAGAAAGTTCGAAGCCGGTGGATAATAAGATTCGTATACGGATGAAAGACCACTCCCATTTTATGGTAGAGGCACATCCAGCTCAAGAGAATGAATTGAGGGAGTACTTCTCCTTCTTTGTGCCTGGCTACAAGTTTATGCCAGCGTACAAGTCTAGACACTGGGACGGTAAAGTCAAACTTTACAATATGGTGTCTAAGCAAATGAACGTGGGTTTATACCAGCACCTACGCCGTTTTTGTGCGGATCGTTTTTATCAACTTGAGATACTCGAACATGAAATGTATGGAATACCGTCGTTTAGAGACGACATCGATCACCCTGCTCTGGTTGAGTTTTTATCTGTTCTTGATGCTCCCTTCAAGCCTAGGGACTATCAGTACAAAGCTATTTCTCACGGAGTTGAGCATCGACGCTGTATACTACTTAGTCCTACTGGTAGCGGGAAATCATTTATCATTTATAACCTGCTTCGGTACTGCTATGAGGTCACTGACGGAAAACTTCTGATTGTAGTCCCTACCACTTCCCTAGTGGAACAGATGTACAAAGATTTTGAAGACTACGGTTATGACGTAGATGAGTTCTGTCATAAGATCTACTCTGGTAAAGAGAAGGTCACGGACAAGCGTATCATAATATCTACATGGCAATCTATTTACAAATTCGGTAAAGAATGGTTCGAGCAATTCGACACCATCTTTGGTGATGAAGTACACCTTTTCAAAGCAAAGTCTCTCACCACCATGATGGACAAATGCATCAATGCCAAATACAGATTTGGTCTCACAGGTACTCTCGATGGTACCGAAACAAACAAACTGGTCCTAGAAGGACTATTTGGTCCAACCTTTACCGTTACCCGCACGGTAGAACTTCAAAAGTCAAAAGAACTGGCAGAGTTGGATATCTCAATTCTCTTGTTGCGTTACCACAATGATATATGCAACATGATGAAAGACAAGAAGTATCAAGATGAACTTGATTACATTGTCACATATGAACCTCGTAATAAATTTATCAGTAAGATTGCGTTGGATCAAAAGGGCAATACCTTAGTGATGTTTCAGTTTGTAGAGAAACACGGAAAGGTGTTGTATGAAATGATCAAAGGACTTTCACCAGAAGGACGCAAAGTATTCTATGTGTCGGGTGAGGTGGATGCCACTGATCGTGAACAGATACGAGGTATCGTAGAAAAAGAAAATGACGCTATTATTGTTGCCTCTCTTGGCACTTTCAGCACTGGCATCAACATCCGCAACTTGCATAATATTGTATTTGCGACTCCATCGAAATCACAAGTTAAAGTACTTCAATCGATTGGTCGTGGCCTGCGCCAGTCTGATGATGGTAGGACTACTAAGCTTATTGATATCGCTGACGATCTTCATGTCAAATCTCATAAGAATTTTACTTTGAAACATAGTGCCGAAAGGATTAAGATATATACTAAAGAAGGGTTTAAATATAAGATTTACCCTATTGACCTAAAACCTATAAGAGTAGAAGATAATGAAGATGAGTTCTTCAGTTAAACATTTGAAATTAATAACAGGTGAGGAACTTATCTGTGAAGTATTAGATGAAGCCCCAGAGTCTATTGTAGTTAATAACGCAATGAGTTTGATGCAGAACACACTGAAGAATGGTGAAAAATTCTTCACGTTTAAGACATACATGGTATATCAAGATACTCCAACAAATTGTATTTTAATATTTACTGATAAAATTATGTCACTTGCAGTTCCTGCTAAAGAAATGATTGAGCAATATAGAACTGCTATTAAAGAACTTGCTCTTTATATTGAAGAAGAAGAATTAAGTTCTTTAGAAAATGATTTTGATGAAGAACCTAAATCATTAGATGATTGGTTAGATGAAATGAAGGAAGAATCAACCGAAGACGAAGACTTGGACTCCGATGTCGACGGAATGTTGATGAATTAATCTGCTATATTACCCGGCGGGGACAAGCTAGATTATACACTATAAAATGAGATATGTCAAGGGCAAGTGAGAAATTAATGGTAATTGGATTTACATGTTCGTCATTCGACCTTCTTCATGCGGGTCATGTCGCTATGTTACGAGATGCGAAAGCACACTGTGACTATCTCATATGTGGATTACAAGTAGACCCCTCATTAGACCGATCTTTTAAAAACCCCCCTGTACAATCTATTGTCGAGAGATACACTCAGTTGAATGCTGTGGGCTATGTTGATGAAATCATCCCTTATGTAACTGAACAAGACCTAGAAGATATTCTTGCCATGTACCAAATAGACTTGCGTATCATGGGTGAAGAGTATCGAGATTTAGATTTTACAGGAAAGGATATTTGTCGTAAACGCGGCATACAGTTATACTTCAATGAAAGGTCTCATAGGTTCTCATCTAGTGACCTAAGAAATAGAGTAGTTGATAGTAACCGATTGACAGACCAGTAATATTTTGGTATAATACGTACTAAATTAAACGAGTTATATATTATGAAGCCTAAAGAAAAACCGCACTACGTAAGTAACAAAGACTTCTCAAATGCAGTTGTCGAATATTGTACCACTGTAAAAGAAGCAAAAGAAAACGGTAAGGATCATCCTGTAGTAACTAATTATATTGCTACATGTTTTCTAAAGATCGCAGAAGGCCTTTCTCACAGAGCAAACTTTGTCCGATATACTTATCGGGAAGAGATGGTTATGGATGCTGTCGAGAATTGTCTCAAAGCAATTGAGAATTATGACATCGAAGCAGCTACCCGATCCGGTAAACCTAATGCATTTTCATACTTCACACAGATATCATGGTATGCTTTTCTTCGGAGAATCCAAAAAGAAAAGAAACAACAAGACATCAAAATGAAGTATATTGCTGAAGCAGATATCAGCGCATTCATGGATGGTGACAATGAGGATGGTGTATATCAGCAACAATCATCTCCCTTTGTTGACACTCTCAGACAACGTATTGATGTAGTAAAGAGTGCAGACTCAGAATTCAAAGAATATGTGAAAGAAGAAAAGCAAAGAAAGAAACGTGCTGTATACGTAGATTCGGACCTATCGG